CCGTAGTGTTACGGACGCTTCCATATTACCACTATTAAATCTTACTGAAATTTCACTTCCATTAGTACTTTCAACTACATATTGTGTTTGACCTACACCAGCTTCAACTATACTAATATCATCAGTACCAGGGCCTATATTATTTTGAAAACTACCACGTCTATCACTTCTGAAATCTCTACCTGATAAAGTCCATGTGTATTTTACCAAACCACCTTCTGATGGTAATGTAGAAATACTTTTTAATTTTATTTCACTTGGACTTGTAAAAATTGGTGTTGGGAATGGTATTCTCCTACTACCTCTTTCATACGAGTTTTTCAGTTCTTGTACATCACTATCTTTAAATTCGTTCCAAGAAGTATTTATAGCGTTTAAATTACCACCTGTTATTCTTGTTTGAGATGTATCACTTACAATCCATCTAGCTTGAATATCACCAACCGTTTCACCCTCTGGTACAGTTGATGGGTCTGGTTCAGGTTCTGGAAATATAGTATCCTCAATAAATGCATTATTGAGATAGATTAGACCACCAACATAACTTTGAGGTACATCTGATGAAGCTTGTAATACTTGTGAATCTTTAAGAGTTTCACCACTACCACCAGGATTAGCCGTTACAAACTTAACATTAAAATTTACATTCTCTTTTTTCCTCTGTTTACCAGAGTAAAATAAATCATCAATGTATTTTTTATCGTCAATGTTTTGACCGATGATACGTACTTCATTTCTCGTTGGTGAAACCTCTTGAACAATATATTTATTTTCTTTTAGGTATAACCTTTCAGCTCCATCAACGTGTTCTTCACCTTTCATAATATAACCATTTTCCATCACGTGAAATGGGCCGTCATAAACTTGATTACTACCATCAACTAAAATTGTTTCGAACGAACCAGCTTTCTTCCTTAAAAAATTATATTTAATTTTGTAACGACCTCTGTCAAAACCCAACTTTCTAATAATAGTACCAGTTTTTAATTTTACTGAACCATCTTCTATACTGTAATCACTAGATTCCACAATACTAGTTTCAATTAGATTATCATTTGTGTCATATAAAAGAGCTTGGACGTAATCATCTGAATGAGTACCGAACCCCAAATCAGTATATTGATTTTTAAATAATATTTCTCTATCTTTTTGATTTAGAGAACTTTTCATTCTACTTCCTCACCCTCTGGAATATTTTGTAATTCGTCTACTGTAATAGTTTTTAGTTCACGAACATTATACTCTGCATAAAATATACCTATGTCATTAAAAGGTTTTTTTTGATTATTTGAAATTAAAAAAATTGATTTATCTTCAAAGTCATCATTTGTAACAACATCACCATTAGAAACACCATTTGGTAAACTATCAGCAAATTCAGAAGTTGATAACTCATTGATATTTCTATCGACTGTTTGTTCTAATAAATTGTTACTAACGTAAATAGGATATACAGTTTCGCTCGATGAAATCATTTTACTAATATCATTCCTATCAATCCTATTGAAGTAAATTGTATCTTGACCAATTTCAGAATCTTCTAAACCATTGGTTGATATGATATCTTCGAAAGAATACAAGACATCGTTACGACGAAAGTTATCTTCTTTTAATTCCTCAACCCTACCAAGATAATCAGTTTGTAATTCTGTTACAAAGTCTTGGTAGAAATCGATATCTTTTAATTGTTTTTTTGTGTATGGCATTATTGATATACCTTAAACGTGAATCCTTCATCAAAGTATTGTTGTGTTTCATCTGAAGTACCACTACCACTAACCACTTTATAGCATAATCTGTAGTATCTCTCTGGTTGATAACCATCTAATCTTAAATTAAAATAGTTACCAGTTGAATCACAACTTACTTTTGAACCACTACCATAGGGTACTATAACATCCTCAGTCTCGGCATCTTTAATTGAATAAAAAGTACCATCACCACTTGTACTACCACTTGGTAAATATTTGACAGTTAAGTTAGATGGTGTTGTAGCGAAGGTTCTTTCAGGAAATCTAGCTCTACCAACCAATCTAAATTTTGCTATAGACTTTTCATTATACTCAGGTCTTAAACCTTTCATGTAAATTACAGTATCTTCTAACTCCGTTGACGATAAAGCTGAAAGAGAACCAGTATTCCAACTCGAGTCATCCCAAACAACTTCTAATGTTGGTGGATACTTCGTGTGGGTATCTGAAGAGAAAAATGAGAAATTACCTAATTCAGTTGTACTACCTTCATCTTGATTAGTATCTGTATTACCAACACTACCACTTCGTTTAACAATAAAACCCTCGTTTGGTGTATCTGTAGTTATCCATTTATTAACAATATCAGTAACATTCATTCTCATATCACGAGACTTGTGTGTAAAAGATTGAGAAGCTTCAAAACCACTACCTGTATACCAAGTACCACCAGAACCACTTATACTTGACCAAAGTCTACCATCAGATTGTCCAAATTTAAAATTCCAACTACAACCATCTGTTGTTCTTGGGTTATCATAAGAACGACCATCACCCATTGTCCATGATTGACTCACTGGGTAAGCATATAAACTTTGTGATGTTACTAAAGCCGATGGTTTAGCATCAAAAAGATTTAAGTAATATGAACTCGAAGCTGGAAGTGAACCTGGTGGTGGGATTAAACCACTAACTATCGAAGATGATATGAAAGACAAGTCAAACTTTATTAAGATACGAGAAACGTCAACTGTAGTACCAGTAGAATTTACATCCTTTCTAACTTCTAATATTTCATCTAAACCAGCGTTCATACTAGCCGTAGCTTCATAAAGAGTAGAATCTTTTTCAGCGAAAGTAAAATAATGCATTTATTAATCTCCGATTGTCAAGTTATCACCAACTACTCTACCTTGTATATCTGTATTTGGATATTTAACTTCAAAAATACTTGGGTCTAATGCTGTATATAATACACCATCAATTAAACTTTTTTCTATGTTGTAAAAATTACCAGAATAACCATCGGAAACTTTGTATTTGTTTTCTATGATTATTGGTAGTTTGTTTGGATTGTTCTCAACTGGTGGTACGATACTTGCTACACCATCAACCAAAGATAACTCGTAAACTATATCTGAAAGGATAATTGGTTGACCAATTTGAAATCTGTCTATGTTGAAGAAATCTTTTAATCTACTGACACACCTTAAAAGAACATCATTTTTATTGAAACCAATTTTTGTTAAGATAGAAAACTTTATACCAATATTAATGACATAAGCATCTTTAATATTTACAGCGTCAGTAACTAATCTAAATTGTGACAAATATGTTTTAAGATTTTCTTTCACCACGTTAGATAATTGTGTTAGTGTTTTAGTTGAATCAAAACCAAGAGTGTACATATCTAACGCTAGTGGATTAACAACTTTTTCTTGGTCAACATTTAATTGTTCATCTTGTACTATGTGAGCTTTTGCAATGTTACCAAATCTTTGTGGTAGTGAATATGCTCTAACAATGTAATCTTCCTTAGTAACCGCTCTACTTTGAGCTTGATAAAAAGCTAGAGCAGTTTCTCTAACTTCTCTAACAGACTGACCCGAGCTACCACCAGTAGCTGGAGTTGGATTAGTAAATCTTACTGAATCTTTAGCTTCTTGAACTAAAGCTGAAGACAAGGTAGCGTCTTGTATTTGAAATCCAATACTACTTCTATTTGTAATATCACCTGAATTTACATTATCATCAATACCACCACCATGTGAATATTGTATTGTCAATGTTGTATTAGATGGGGCTAATCCAAACGCTTCTGTTTTTAAAAAATTACTTGGGTCAAAGGCTTGACCTAGTTTACTTGGACTACCAGGTAAGTTAGAACCAACCACATCTGGGTTTGGAATAATCTCTTCATCTGGATTGTTACTAACACCAGCTCCAAACCTTAAAAGAGTTTCATCATCTTGATTAATAAAACTTGTAAATCTACGAGATGTCTTTTTTAGTTTTAAAATATAAGGTGAAACATCACGATTAATAACTGAAGTTGGGTCATTGTCTACATTGTTTTCTATTTCTTCAAATACTGTATCTCTAGCTAATGAATCAACTTCACTCCAACTATTACCATCACTATCTGTACAAGATAAAATTTCTATGACATCTGAATTTCCTAATTTGATTTCTGAATATTTTTCAGCAGAACCAAATGTAAATCGTTCTGTAGTAATCTCACCACTCTCTACTTTTACTTTTTTCTTTAATAAAAACTTAGTAGGTGAACCACTATCTGTTTCAAATATATCAACCTCTCTAGGGTCGTAAGAACTAGAGAACTTAAAGTTAACATCCTCAAGTGTTCTAAATGTAGCTCCAGTACTTCCAGCTGTAATCTCAGTACCAGCGTTGACTGTTAATGTATATCTAAAATCTGGTTTCTCATTTAACGCTGGAATAGTTTGAAATACATCAAGTATAGTTGTAGCGGGTGTAGTTGTTTTTGGTTTGTAACCAAAAGATTGAGCTATATTATATACATTTCTTTTTTCTTCGGCGTAAGCTAGAAGTGATTCTCTAAATTGTGAATCAATATAATAAGACAACACATCACCAACATAAGCTGCCATTTCGATAAACATCATACCCGGTGAAGACTCATTAAAATCGTTATGTGTATTTGGAAAGTATTGTTTTGCAAATTCAATAAGATTATCTCTAAAATCACTAAAATCTTTGTTAAGATAATTTACTTGTTTTACAACATTCTTTTGTGTACTTGTTCTAGCCATTTTTTATCCTTAGTAAGTTGTATCAGCTATGTAACTAGTGTCTAATGTGATTTGATTTATAGTTTCGGGGTTTAAGGTTGTAGTGTATTTAACCTCTACAAAAACTTTACTATTATCACCTTCGTCAGTAAGTGTATCGACTGTAATTACATTAATGTATGGTAACCATTGACCTATACTTCTTCTAACTTCTTCATCAATTTTATTTGGTAACTCATCATCTTGTTGTTCAAACAATAACTCTCGTAACCTCGAACCAAATTCTGGTTGTTGTGCTCGTTCACCTGGATATGTAAGAATAAGGTTTCTTATATTGTGTTGAGCTTGTTCAAGAGATGTCTTAGTCATCTGGAAATCTTGATTTCTTCCAGCTCTTAACGGAAAAGATAATCCAATAAGTTTATCAGGATTTAAATCTGTTTCAGTTGCTGACATTACTTACCTTTCTTATTTATTGCTTTCATTAAGTCACTATAATCACGAGTTAATGCATTTGTAACGTGTTCTGGAACATCGTTAACTGATTTACCTGCTTTTCTCAAAGTATCCGCCGCTACCATATCTCTTTGTACTTCTTCTGGTTTACCATAACCTAATAATTCTGTCATTTTGTTTGTATCAAATGTTCCACCACCTAGAGTTGGATATGCTTCTGTTTGAGATTGAGATTTACTTAAACCAACTGTTTCGTTTAGAACTTTGTTAAGACTTTCGTTTTTTGTGTACTTTACTTGTTCTTTTGGTTCTTCTACTATTGACTTCATTTCAATAGTTGGTTCTTCAGATACTTGTTCTTTTATAAATATCTTTTTAACCTCTTTTTGTACTTCTCGTTTTACAACTTCTTGTATTATTTTTACAAGGTCTTTTTTAGTCATGTTTAACTCCCTAAGATGTTTTTACTTTTTTACTCAAAATATTTTTTGTTTTAGTTTTTAAACTATTAACTTTTGTTAACAACGTTGGATTTTTTGTAGATATAGGTGTTTGTGTATTATCTATAGCTATCGGTAATACTTGTGATAAAACATCCACGATATCATCTAATATTTCTTTTACTGTATCACCTTTTGCAACCGATTCTAAATCACTTTCTATAGCAGTACCTAATCTAATATCACTTCCTTTAATAAATATTCCGTCACTTTTTATTAGTACTTTTTTTCCTTCAATTTGTTGATTATCAAACTTTTTACCACGTAGTCCACCAGAAGTTAAATAAATAGAACTATCATCGGTATCTATGTTTTCTGAGACTATACTGTTATTACTCGTATCGATGTTATTTCGTATCAAAATGGACGGTTTATTACCATGACCATCAAAATGTATGGATTGACCAAATCTACCTTGAAATAGGGTACAACCCTCACCTATTTCTAACTCCTTTACATCTCGTCTTTCAAATGTTTCACCATACTTAGTATTCTTCTCATATACACCAGAAGCACCTGGTATAGAGTTTTCATTTACAGAACCCTTACGATTAATAATACTTGTATAAAAGTGTTGTCCGTTAAGTTCTATCACATCTACGTGTTCACCGACAACAGGTACGGTGAGTTTACCAGGTTCTTTTGGTTTAACTATACCACCTAAAATCTCTTGGTCTGGATTATTTATAAAAGAACCACGAACAGAACCCCTTAGACCAGGTTCATTTAATATTACTTCACTCACTACGAAAGATTCAGTTTCGTGATAATCATACTGAGAAGCATTAATAATCTGTTTTACCATAGAACTTATTTTAGAATAAGTTGGTAAACCAGTCGGTAAAGATGTAGTAATATCTACACTACGACGTTTTCTCCAAGCCATTTAATTCTCCGATGGGATTGGTTTTGATTCTATTTTACTTTGGATTCTATCGTTTTCTACTTGTATGTCTTTAACAGCATCTTCAAGATTATTCATTAATTGATTCTTCTCTTCTTCGGATAAACCAAATTCATCTTCAGAAGTAGCTCTTTGTTCTGCTGAAATAAGACGTTGTACAATACCAGCCATCTTAACAAGTTGGTCATCGTTTTTAACGTTAATTTCAAGATACTCTTTTATCATCGGAACAAGTTGAACCGCGGTATCTCCATCCTTAATAAACGTAACAAGTTCTTTTGTTAAGATATCAAGTTGTTTTTTATTGTATTCTGTGTTATCATAAATATCTTTGAATAGTGAGGAAAGTGATTTTCCATCAAAGATTTCGTAATCTATAGCCATAATGTACCTAAATGTTATTACTTAGTAATAAATATGTACTACTCTAAAAATAGTAATATATAAATATATATTGAGTAAAATAATTTATCTACTATTATAGTTATTTATAGAGGTTACTCGGTTCTGTAAAATTACTGAGTGACCTTTTTTTCTAACTAACGGGAGAAAACCAAATGAAGGAAATCGTAACAACGGTCAAAGGATACATTGATGACTTAGCTCATCTATTGTTATCTTTTGTAACCATAGGTGCTATATCTGAAGTAATCTTTGGAAGTGGTATCTTTGGTGTCAACGTTATAGGTAACCTCACATCCATCATTAATAAGTTCGGCGAGTCGGGTTTCGCTGGGCTTGTCGCCTTATTGGTGTTGGTGGGTTTATTTCGTAAGTAGGACACGAAATAGCTTTATACAGCCTACTAAAGTATAGAGCAAGAAAAAAGGGAAGTGAAAACTTCCCTTTTTTTATTTATATTAAAATATAGAACCCGTGTTTGAAGTGTCTATTTGACCACTTGAAGTAAACTCTTGTACCATGTTATAGTAATAGTTTTTCATTTGATTAATAACACGAGTGATATGTTGTGTATTCGAATTAGTCATTTCACGTATCATAATATATAAAGCTTTCTTATTAAAGTTTTCAATATTTTTTCTACGTCTGAATATTTCTAGTACAGCGTCAGCAACAACTATATCTTTTTGTCTTCTGAAAATGTTTGTTATGTTGTTTTCCCAATACTCTAACATCTGGTCTACAAACTCACCATAGTATTCACCCACATCACCCTCAGTATTTTCACCTTGTACATCACGATTGAAATCAAGAACAGAAATATCATCTTGAGATTTCATCTTTTTGTAGTTGTTGTTATTATTGAGAATCAAATAATTTTTACCAACAACAGAGAAGTATGAAAATGCTCTACCTTTATCTGGTTGATACTTAGGCATTTGCATTACAAGAAAAGAAACAACCTCATCTTTTACATCTCTAAAAGAATAATCGAAATAGTAAAACTTAAACGTGTGAATTAGATTTTCAGCTAACTTATCAAATGCAGCTGCAATCTCTTCACTATAAATTTTATTTCGTTCAATAGGACTATCACTATTATTATAACGAATAATAGCTTCTTGTACTGGTGTACCGAAATACATTTTACTTTTTTTACGTCTTTTTTTCTTAATTGCGGGCATTTAGTTTTTCTCCTCTAAATTGTTCTAATTGTTTTACTGTTTCTTTTATTTGTGAAAATACCGCACCCACTTCATCATCAGATTCAAAAGCACCAGATTGGTCAATTCTCTCTAACTCTGATTGTATTCTGTTCACGTCACTTGAAAAGTTTTCTACCCAAGTTTCTAAAGTCTCAACTTTTCTTGTTAAGTTAAAGGTTGTGTAAGCAAATGTTACGGCTATACAACTCATTATTATTTCAAGTATCATTATTTATCTCCAAATAATTCTTCGAATAAATCCTTAGACTTCTCAGATAATTGTTTTGAAGTTTCTTCAAGTGTTACCGCCTTTTTAATATTATCTACTTTCTTTTCTACTTTTCGTTCTTCCTCAATTTCTGTTTTCTTCCACTCATCAGATTCAATAAATGTAGACATCACATCGGCTTGATGTAATATTCTAGCTATGTTAGAACGAAGAGAGAACTCTGGTCTAAAAGTTATAAGATACTTTTTATTAGCATCTTCATACATACCATCAGTTAATCTAAGACCGATGTATTCATTTGGTGACATTGAAACACCAAAGTGTTGTAGTAAAAACAGAGCTCTATCTGTAACCGTCATAAACTCTAATTTAGGATTATGTTTAAATATAGAACCTGTATTCTTACGATGCCAATCACTATCTTCTGGTATGTAATAGTCATGGTCTATATCACCGACTTTACCTAAATCGTGGTGCATAGCTGCGAAAATAAGTTCTTCATCTGTGAAGTCAATTATAGCTCCATTCTTTTCCCACATCTCTTTTGTCTGAAGTGAGAAATCAATGATATGTAAAATGTGTTCTACATAACCACCGACCATAGCGTTATGGTAATGTTCTTTACCACTTGCTGGGGCTACAACCATTCGGTCTTCAAAGTAATCATACATCTCATTGAGTTTTTCTAATCGGTCATCCTTAAATGTATCATTGATGATACCTCTTAGTCGTTCCCAATTTTGTTGTATTTGTTCTGGGGTTAATTCTTTCATATTACCACCACTCCGTTTTTATTTGTGCAAAGTTAGGGTCTTTTTTGGATTCTCCAAACTCTTGACCTGAATCTTTAATTAGTTTTTCCACATCGTCTCGTTTGTCATCTGGTATAGATAACTTAGTGTACTTAGAAATAGGGTCATCGACCGCACCATTTTTAAGACACCATAATCTTATCTTCTCCCAAGAGTTACTGAGATAAAGATTTGGATGTGTATTGTACAATAGATTTTTCTTATAACCATTACCTTGTAGAATATGATACATCCACTCCATACCAGCACCAGGTTCTCTGACAACTTTTTTCTTATCACTACCCAATGAATCTTCTAAATCATTTAGTAAATTATTTTTAAATAATTCATCATGTTCTGGTAAATCCCACTCTATAGTATCTGGGGTATTATCTAATAATTCAAGAAAACTTTTTTTATCTTGAAAATATAATGGATAATCTTTTCCAAGAACATAGTCCATTGTTGGATGTTTGAATATTAAACTAGGTTTATTAATTTTTAGAGAATCTTGTGCTGATAAATTCCAAGTCATATAATTATCAACAAAACAAATTGTAGCATAACAATTATCAAGTAGATAACGATACTGACCAGCACTCGGTAGGTTTTGAACTTTCATCCAACTCGGTGCGGGTTTACCAGCTTTAGGACGAGAAGCTTCATCATCAGTAATCCAAACTAACCACTCGTCTCTATCTAAACCTTCGGTAAACGATTGTAA